AGGCTATAGAATCATCACCAGAGGTATTAGCATGAGACTTATAACCAGAGGTATTAGCATGAGAATCATCACCAGAGGTATTAGCATGAGACTTATAACCAGAGGTATTAGCATGAGACTCATCACCAGAGGTATTAGCACGAGACTCATTACCAGAGGTATTAGCATGAGAATAATTACCAGAGGTATTAGCATGAGAATAATTACCAGAGGTATTAACAATTTTACTACTCGCTTTTTTTAATTTACTTATATCCTTTTTTACTTTATCAAAAATAAAACTAAAACCTATATTAAACATATTTTTTAAAGATAATTCTGAATTTATTTTTATTTTACTACTAACATTTTTATCATCACCCTTAATAATATCACCACTTTGTTCTACTTCAAAAAATCTATTTTCTCCATTAATATCATAATAAGTAAAAACATCTAGTGGATTTTCACAAGCATGAAATCCCTTTTTACACAAAACAATACTTTCATTACTAACATAATCTTTACCAACCTCATATTCAAACCCTAAACACTTACAATTTTTATCAGTACCCTTGTACGCTTTAATTGCATTACTCATTTTTAATTTCCTTTCATAAAAATTATTAACTTAATCTATCTATAGTATAATCTATAAAAAAAGAAATGCAAGCAAAAAACTTACATTTCTTAAAAATAATTGAAAATTTTTATAACTACTTATAAAATAAACAATTACAATATAATTAATTATGATTTAAAATCTTTACCAGTCATATATCTATATGCCTCAAACGGAGTAGGAAACGCTATATGTTCAAATCTATCAGTATGATACACTACAGTAGGCACTCCAATTCTTCCTTGTCCAAAATACCTTTGACTATAAGCACAATTAGTTTTAAACGTACCTGTTTTAATAAACCAAATTCTATCTTCTGGTAAACACCCCTCCATATATATTGCCGGATAATGAGTATGCGACGTTATAAACTCACGGGCCATAGGCCTATTAACTCCAAAAAATTCAGTGTGCATTTGTTGCAATCTTTTATTACCATACACCTGAGACATGTAAGAATTACATTTGGTCTTATGAGTAAATCCTATACCATAAGGTTTATCCAATCCTTTAACTTTTAAATCTATATAACCAACACCCCTAAAATAAGGAACTTTATATTTCATCAACATCTTAACCACACTAAACCCACCATTACGTTCATTAAATTCATCAGTATGATTACCCCAACACATAGATAAAATCTTATTCTTTTCTAAGCACTTATCAACAAAAGATACTAACCAATCAACTTGTTCTTCAGGAGTCCAACCATCGTGTCTTGCCGCGGCGTGAGGGTGAGTAATCATTAAATTTATATCATCGCCAAACAACTGCAAGTACACATTATCTGTATTCAATAAAAAATCTACATGATGTTTTAACGCTTTGTAATCTACATCCAATCCGCCAAAATGTAAATCCGCGGCTTTCATTATACAAAATGGTTTGCTTGAATCAATATTTATTTGTGCATAATCTTTTAAAACATTATGATGTTTAGTTCGGTCTATTGCTTCATTTAAAACTTCAAGAGGATCAACTTTTTTAGGCCTACTAAAATCCAACTGTATTGTTGGTTTTTTATTTGTGTTTTTATAATTTTTAATTAACTTCCCCACAGATGTTTTTCCAACCCCAAGTTCTTCTGCTATTTGCCTATAACTAAATCCACTATTATAGTAATTAATAGCTTCATCTATTTGTTCTTTATTCATTCAATAGTTCCTACACAATATCTGTTATTACAACTAAATTAAAATTTACCTAACATAGATTTAAGTAATTCTGTATTTGCTTGAGTAATATACTTTTCTCTAATTTTACTAGCAAAAGATTCATTAGCTTCCGAACTATCAGAATCATCTATAACACTATCAATTACTTTAGTATTACCAGATAATTTATTACCACACATTGGACAATAAGCAGATCCTAATTTAATAGCAGCTTCACAACACAATTTTTTATTATTAGAATTAGAACAATAATCAGGATTATCTTTATTCTTTGCCCTTTCATTATCTTTTAACAATTCATTAATAACTTCTTTGCGCAACGCATCACTAATATATTCCATAATTAATCCTTAATAATTATCTTACAATCACCATACAAATTGTTCCAAACACTCTCGTTCATACCCTTTAAACTGGTTGAATTTATTTTATCAACTGTAGTTGGAAAGTATGTCCACAAATCATCATTCCATCCATATTGAGGATTTTTTCTATATATAATTTCATCTGTAGTTTTTAATTTTTCAGCTAATGTTTTTGTATTTGGATTCTTTTCAAGTTTAGCAATTAGTTCTTCTTTCATTCCTAAAGCAAGATAATCATATATATTAAAATCATCTATCTTAACAAACTTAGTAATCATATAATCCAATACAGATAAATTATCAACATTTATCTTACTATCTTTAATTATATCCAAAAACTTACTAATTATATCAAAACTAGATTCCAAACTTTCTTTGAGTTGTTCATCTTCAGCCATTGACGTTTCAGGCATTTGCACTTCAAACAAAGTAGGATCTGGATCATAACCACGATATGACAACTCGAATTGACACATTCGTTTAATGCCTTCACGTATGGCCCTTTGTAACCGCCTGCTCGTACGAGCAAAGCGAATATCTATTTTTTCTAATGCTTGACTACCTAACGCACCTGTAGCCTGTTCAGTAAAACCACCTAACAACGCTAAAGGAACACGTAAAGAACTAGCTAACTGATTAGTAAATAATTCTACATCAGCAATCCATTTAATGTCTGGTTTACCACCAATTTCTTCTACTTCCAAATCACCAACATTCCCCCAAACCGGAACAATAATATCTTCCAAACTACCTAAAGGATTAAATTTACTATCAAAAAATCCTGTAGTTCCTGCGCCTGTAGTAGTATTCAAAGCTCGAGCACGTTTAAGAATACTTATGTACATATCAATAATTGACATAACACCATCTGTATTGTTACCGTCAACTTTAATTTTATAAAGATACTTTAATGTACCTCGACATATCCTTGCCATCATTAAACTATCCTCGACCAAACGCAACCTTTGATAAGAATGCAAAGCGTTGTTTAGTACAGAAGTACCATACTTAGTAGTCATTTTACGTTCATCCGGTGTCATAAAATTTACAGTTCTTAATTCTGAATAACCCGGATCGGAGTGCATAGGACGACGTAGTTTAGATCCAAGAATGCGAAAGTGTACATATTGCCACGGTGGAGATAATTTATTATCAGAACTTTGTTGACCAATAGGTGTTTCAAAAAATCCAATCAACCGACCGTTTTTATCAAGACGACTTACATTAATTGGATTAAAATTATCTTCTAATGAATAAACTCCAGTTCCAGCATTACCATTTACTTTTACAAAACAATCACCATAAGTAGCCGTAGTCCAAGCCCAATCAAATATCTTTTCTTCAATACATATTCTATCCAACATATCATTTAGTAAATTAGTGTACTTTGCTTCTTTAGATGTAACCCAAACAGTACCATTATGAAATGAAGAATATGTAGTACATGTATCAGCATATAGCTCTAAAGCAGCTTGTATCATCCAATGAGTTAATGATGTTTCAATTGCTCTATATGTAGTTAATCTATCATACGTTATCTTACTAGCTTCAAATAATGATTGAGACATATCACCGGAAGATAATCCGGTTTTAAAAAGCATAGACAATTCTTCTTTCGTTAAATTGCCTTGTAATGTTTGAGTAGATACTACACTAGGTTTAGGAAATAATTGTCGCAATAAATTATCAGGATTAAATGCCATTTTATACCTTTATATTCTACTAGTACTTATAGGGAATTTATATTAAAGTTAAAAACCATCACTAAAAAGATAAATAACCAGAATCAATAACTGTACTTATTATCTTTTTACATTTGCTTTTCATAACATGTGTAGGAATATTAAACATCCTACCCAATACCGGATAACTTGCACCACGAAACACCCTATAAACAAATATCTTTAGTTCATCATCACTAACTATTTTATTTAATAATAGGTTAGTAAAAGTACCTTTTAAATCTTCTTCAAAATCTATACTTTCAAAATCTTCATAATAAAAATCTTCACTAGCTACATATTCAACTTCTTTACGATTTTTAAACTGTTGCCTGAACTCTGATTTAATATAAGCAAATATTCTATCTATAATTCTATAATCATTCTCATTAACGCTGGTTGTTTGAATAGCTTTTTCAATACCTAAAAGAGCTGTATTATATTTTTCTTGGTCATCAATTTGTTTATAGTATGGAAATTGTTTTTCAAGATTATTAATATAATTACAAACCAAATAATCAACACGCTTAATTATACCATGAAAATAACTAGGGTCGTGTGTTTGTTGATAAAGAATTGCTAATTCTTTAACCTTTTCGTGAATTATTTTTGGTTTATCTATAGGCATTTTTTCATTATTTCAAAAAAATCACTCTTGTCTTTTGTTAATATCTTCGCTTCTTCTTTGGGCACTTTTTTATCACCCGCAATCAAATCTAACCACCACGGCTTATCTAAATTTTGTTCATTGGCTTTATTTATATGTGATACTATTTTATTTATTTCTTCCGGTGTTGCTGTTTGTTTTACCTTACTCAATGCCCTAAAAACAGAACCTACAACACCATCAGCTATATCTTTAGAACCTTTAACCACCAACTCACGTAAATTATCAGACTCAAAATAAACTTTTTTAACTTTATCAGGATGATCAATCTTGCCAGCAGTTCTATCATCTTCAAGATTTATTAATTCAAAATGTAGAAATTCGTGACGATGACAAATCCATCTATGTTCAAATACCAAACTACGAAACGTATAATACGGCTCTGGAGACTTATCTAAGGACAAATATTCTGTTTTAATGCCAGCACGTTCTAGCAATTGTCTGGTATCAGCAGATAACAAATTTAAATCAGAACTAAATTCTATATTATATCCTTTATCTCTTAATGCTAAAACCAATCGACGTATTTGAAACAAAGGTATCTGATCTCCAGACTTACCTTTTATTCTCATAGCAAGATCGGTTTCAATAACAGGAACTTGTTTAGGTACAATAGTACCGTCTGCATTTTGACTTTGAATAATTATCCATTTAGATATACCCGACATTCCTAAACCCAAACAATCACCATCTCCAGAATAAGAAATATCAACATGAATAAATCTAGGTGAAGATTTAGGATTTCTAATTTTTGAAAAATCAATATAATTTATTAAATCTTCTTGACTATCTAATCCTATTTCTATAGTCTTAACGGTTACAGGATCAATCTTTTCATCATCATAACAATCATTAACAAATTTTTCAGACGGAAACAATTTAGAAGTTCTAATTGCTTTAATACTAACACCCGCAATATCGCGCAACGACCCGACTATATCTTTTTCAAAATCTTCTTGATATTCTATAGGAACATTTAATAACTTAAACCCTTTATCAATTGCTGATTTCTCCTCATCAATACCAACAACAATAGCAGGATCCGAATACACATCACCACAATGAACCTTAAATGTTCTGCCACAAAAATGAGTTTTGGGACGTGCTTCCCAAATTGGAATATCAACAATATGCACCTTAGGACTATTCTTTCTTTCAGCTACAAACGTATTTAAAAAACCATCTTCTTCTTGTTTTGAACATACTAAAAACATTTTACCTAATGACTCACCGTTTACCACAAAACGAGATTCAAAACGTCGATAAACAGAATCAAACGCCTTAACCACTTTGAGTTTTTGCTTATCTGAAACCGACGGATCATCCAACTCATCCATAACAGCACAAACGACCGATTGACCTACAGCACCAAAACCTTGAGAGTAAGGAGATGCAAGAGCATAACTAATAATAGGAAATTCTAAAACTTTATCAAGCTGACCACGAATTCGTCCCCGTTCTACAAACCACGGTGATTTACACAAAAACGATTGTAAAAGATTAAAACCTTTAGATTGAGAAAGAGATTTTGTAAGATTAAAAAACGTAATACACATCTTATCCCCCTCACCTTTATCATAAAACCGCCACGGGTTCTTTAAACAAAGCAAACGATGTATTACATAACAAACACCGATATAAGCAGCATATGTTTTTCCTGTACCAATAGCACCTGTAAAAATGCCTATCAGTTTAGTATTTTCGGCCATGAGTTGCGCTAGTTCATCTTTCCAAACTGGATATATAGCTTTACCCCCATTAGTACTTTCTCCTAAAAATCTAGAAGAAGAAATAAAAGTTTTCATATCAACCGGACGTTCTTTATAATCCAATGAATACAAATGATCAATATAGCTTTGAAATTCTTTTATGATTACTACTCCTCATTTTCAATTTCTTTATCATCACTGGACATTTCAATAACTCTACTTTCTATTTGTTGTCGTATTTGTTCGCGTTGCCACGGTGATAAAGATTCTAATTTTTTAATAACCTTATCTTGATCTTCATTATTCATAACAAGTACATTATTTTTAATGTTAATAGATTTTTGTTTGTCATCATCCTTAGCTTTAACAAACCCAAGTTTCTCTATAGCTTTAACTAAAGTTTCATCCTCCAACCTCATCTTGTCAACAATCTCAACCAACAACTTACTAACAAATTTGTTCTCAGTAAGAACAAAACTACATTCTTTTTTACATTTAGAGCATATACTATCAGCCTTATTATCTATGCTAATATAATACAACGGAGCATAGCAACATGACGATAGCTTAGTATATTGAATTTCATCTAATCTATCTAACCCCTGTTTAAGATAAGTTAGTCTTTGTTGATAAGACAAAAACAAATGACTCGCTATCTTAGAGCTTAGATAATCAGCCACATCCCTATCCCAATGCTTGCGCATTTTATTATAGACTTTTTCTACATAGACAAAAGGAACCTCACACTCTTTAGCAACATCAACTAAGTTACCCTGATGTTTAAGCAATGATATCCGTATGTCATTATCAATTTGTATTTGTTTAAGATTTTTCATTGACATTAAACCCCCGCATAGAGTAAACTAAAATCTTTTATTGTAAAAATCACTAGAATGAGTTCTAAGCCACTAAAATAGTTTTTAGGTAGTTTGACACCTTTTTTGATTTTAAATTGATCCTGGAGCAAAATAACACCATTAAAAACTACTTTAAGATATAAAAGGCGTATAAACTAAACATTTTTCAAAAATTTAATCAAAATCAACTAAATAAACCTAAATTTATTATACACATAAACCAACTAATCGGTTTTAGCTATAGCATCTTGACCAAAGCATTGTATGATAAGTGATTCAAAAACATCTTTAGAAGTTAGTTTTGTTTTGAACGAATAATAATAATCGTTACAATAATCACAAACATACCAACAAACCAAACTAGGATTCATATAACTACCGGGTTTAGGATTATCTGGTAGTGCTTTGTGCACAGCTTCTACGTAAAAATTAACCTCATCTACAAAAGTAGATTTTTTATTTACTATATCATCTCTTAATTTTAGGAATATGGGGAATGCTTTTTTAATTGCCAAAATTTCCCATCCCTGCAAAGTAACTGTTTGCCATGAACAATCACCAAAATGGACAGCCCAATTTTTAATTATTGCTTCAGCAAATTCTTTCTCCTGTAATGTAAAGGTATATAAGTTTTGTTTCTTATCTCTATTTTTTTCTAAATTCATTGAATCTACTAATCTATCGTATTGAATACGGAATTTATTTCCAGATAGAATATTCTTACTCCAAAATTGATTATCTTGACTCCATGATAATACCTCTGCTACTTCTTCAGGATTTCTTTTATCATTACGTAGTAATAAGTCAAAGTACTTAGCTTGAATTTGAACAAAATCTTTAGAGCTTATTTTTCTATCTGGTTTATTTTCTAACATTCTATTTAAGAGATATTCAGATAAGATATAGGGTAATGAATCTTTATCATATACTTTATTTGGGGATTTTATAGATAGTTTTCTTTTTTGTAAGTTAGATGTATTCAATTCCATATAATCACTCTCTTTTTTAGTTCATTATTTATTTTTAATATTAAATTTTTATAACCAACTTTTTTAATAACCAAATTTTTATAACCAACTTTTTTATAAAATAAAAAAAATAAAAAACGTTTGAAGTCAAAGTCGCTTTAGCGACGACACTTCAAACATTATCCTTAGTTCTTTCTTTAAATCTAATATTTAATTATGATCTTATATCCTTATACAGCTCGGACATGCGGCACAACTGTGCCGGACTTGCGGCACAACTGTGCCGGACTTGCGGCACAACTGTGCCGGACTTGCGGCACAGAACGTGTCACGAGATTTCCAACTATTGATTTGGTTTTAGCGGTGTTTTTTATATAAAAAATTTCAAAAACCAACTTTTTACCCTTATTTTTTTTCATATAATTTTATAGTATTTTTGTTTTTAAAATCTTTAATATCGTTATCACTTTGTTGTAATTTTATTATATAATTTTCAAAATCTTGATAGGTTTTGAACTCGTTTTCAGGATAAGCTTTGTAGTATAAATCAATATAATTACTAAGAATTATATGTCTTTTTTCTCTATCGAAATGTCTTATAGATATTAAATTTTTTTCTTTTAATGACTGTAATGATTTTCTAATTGCTCTATCTTTTACTAATAAATATTTGCTAAGATAAGAAGTTTTAGCCCAGCAAAAATAAAAATTTCTTGATAGATAATCCATTTTCATGTATAATAAAGTATCTAGTTTAGTTAATGAACTGATTGTGTTTATATCTAAACAAATACTACCTATAAATATAGGATTGTCAATTTCATTTCGCTCGTTTACAGTTAAATTTTTTGTAGTTGTTATAATTAAACTCCTTAAAAATATATTATTTTTTCATACAATTATTATATGCAATAATTTAAATAAAAAATTTTATATTTCATAACTCTATATAAATCAATAGGTTATAAAAATCTTCAATTATTTTCAATTATTTTCAATTTTTCTCTTGCATTCTTTTATCTATATGTTATACTATAGATAGATTAAGTTAATAATTTTTATGAAAGGAAATTAAAAATGAAAACGCAAGTAATCACAAAGGCCGAATATGATGATTTGATGAAAAAGTATCAGAGTTATATAGCTACTAAAAAAAGTCTTGAAATGAAAATAAGAATGAATGAAATATGGTTATTTGGCAGAATTGGACCGAAGGCAGATGAACGAAAGAAAATTATAGATAGTTGTAAGGTTAAACTGGCGAATCTTGTACCAGTAATTAAACCTGTAAAACCTGTAGTATATTATGTTTATAATCTTGCAGAAGATTGTTTTGAGTTTTGTATTCACGAAAAAACTTTGGTTGAAGCGCATGAAATTGCTACAGAAACTTTTGGTAAAAACAATTACAAA